CCAGTCGCAAAGAACTCCCACAGGGCAAAACAAACCCCAGACTATTCACCCCGTACAAACACCGCCCAGCCCGTAGCGGGGCCGTCTACAGACCAGCGTTGGTAGAAAGCCGGGCGAGAGACCGCGACTCGATCTCCTGCGATCGACCGATCGTGACCGCCCTCTTCGATCCGAGGCATCCCGAGCGGATCGTGCATATACCAATAGTCGGGGTCCATTCCGACGATCACCGACCAGTGCCCGCAGGTAGTGCTGCCACACATCGGCGGCTCCCCTCGAAGCATGTTGCCCTGGTGTAGCCAGCCGACGAGCACGGGACGCCCTGCCGTGATCTCGTCCTCGATCTCGTCCGAAGTTACGTTGCGCGAAAACCTCGCCTCGAGCCCGAGCAACCGAAGAGTTTCGAGCTGAACCTCGACTGACGTCGTCTCCCCGATCTTCGCTCGCATAGCGTTGTAGAGATCGAGGCTGCTCGATCGGTCGTAGAACGCAGCAACCATCGCTGCCGCCGCACTAAAGCACTCCCGCTCGCCGTAGCCGCTCGAGCTTTCTAGTTGCCGAAAGTACGGGACGCCGAAGACCTGCTGCTGCATGCCGCTCGCACGCCAGGCGTCGAACCAGGCGGCATCTTCGTCTAGCAGCTCCTGCGGGAGGGAATCCTCGAGCTGCTTAACGGCAGCAAGCTGGTGCGGTGTACCCCGGAAGAATTGAAAAAACGGCAGGAGGGCTAAAGGCACTGCCAAAACCGTCAAATTTGATCTGATCTTGCTTGATCGCAACCCGCTGTGCCAGCGCTGTATCCGGCGATGAAAACGATTGTCGAAGTGCAGAGCAATAGCGTGACCGCGCCGCCTGCAATGAACCAGCCAGTTGCGGAGAACGCGGAAATCCTCACTTCTCAACACGAGTATCAGGGAGAAGCAAATCCTTCAGGTGCTTCACAGCTAGATCATCTAAATCGTTGTCGGTGCGAGTAACGATCTTTTCCAACATCGCTACGATCAGCTCCTTAAACGCCCTAGAGCGCCACATCGTCATGACCAGAGGCTTAAGAACTAGAAGCATCGGATTGACCTAGTTACGCTGTAACGGTAGCTCTGTTGCGTCATGGCAAACAACCCGGAAGAGCAGCACGAAAAAGAAGGCGTTGGCGTTGCTGACCTCGTTAAATGTGCTGTCTTGCTTTGGAGCGCTACTCTGCTTACCGTCTCTTATCTAGGTTTGTTCCCTCAGATGAAGATGGACAACACCTTTGTTGCTTCGCTGCTCACTGGCGCGATGGCGTCATTTGGCATCGAACGCAAGTCCAATGGCGGAGGAAACAAGAAGCCGACTATCGTTGATAACAAAGAAACCAAAGCTGGCATCAAATGACCCGGACACTTTTGGTATTGGGGATCACTTTGACGGCTGCGTTGCCAGCTCATGCTGATCTCCAGCACAAAATCATGTCGTCGGTTCAACTTCAAGTTGGCGGGGCTGTAACAACCGCAGAACGGCTCGGTTCTTCGTTCAGTATCTCTGGGACGAACATCGACACCACTGATGGCACTACGGCTAACACCGTCTCTGCTGGCACAATCACCAGTGGCGTTTACTCCCCTGGCACTATCGCTGCAACGCAAGACGTTCCAGGCGATGCGTTCTCCTTCAGCCAGACTTACCGCCAAGCCGATGCTGTACCTACATCAGCCGTCACTACAGGCGCTGTTGGTAACTTCGGCAGCCTGACATCTACAGCTTCAGGAACGGCAGGTGATCTAGCAGGCACTATTTCATCTGACGGAGGCATGACAATCGTTGGCGGTGGAGCCAATACCTTGGCTATCGGTCAGTTGGTGACTGAGATCACCATCGATTGATGCGTTGGTTAGCGCTGCTGTTGTTATCCGCTTCAGCGGCTCACGCTGTTCCTGTGATTCCTAACTTCACGCAGGGCACGATGTCGAGCCACACGGAGACAACGAGTAAGGTCACTGAGACAATCGTCAGCGAGAATTTTTCTACCGGGTTTGAATACAGTGCAAGCGGAGTAAACATCACTCCCGACGGACCAATCAACCCCGTCTCCAACACAACGGTCAACGGATGGACCTCCTTAGGAGAACGACCAAACTGGTCAATCGTCAAGCCGGGCGAAGCGTTTCAATTCGTCGAAAGCCTGAAGGGGCCGGGCCTCAGCAACATCACCACCATCCAGCGCACGACCGAAATAACAAGCGTCACGGATACGGTCTCCTCCTTCTCGGAATAATCGCGACCGCTCCGGTCAACGCACAAGATGTTGGCGGCATCTCGGCTACAGCTAGCCCCACGGCTACGTCCTCCGGATCGGTCAGCAACCAGGCAGTGCAGATCCTCCAAGGGAGCGCAATCACTAACACCTATGGCGGCAACATTCAGTGCCAGGGACCGACCCTAACGGTCACCCCGTATCTCAACCGGACTAAATCCTGGGGCCTGCCGTATGAATACAGCTACCCGGATCCGGTGTATGACCTATCGGATCTAGATGACGATGGCCGGTTAGATAATCCCGGAGATGTGCTGTTCTACAAGGACACACGAACAGGACAGAAGGACAACCACAACTGGAATCTCGGCCTATCGATTCAGGCCACTATCCCGCTCGACCAGGGCCTACAGAGGCGATGTAAGGAGGCTGTAGATACGCAGCTTGCGCTCCAACAACAGTTGCTCGCTAACAAACGCTTGGACTTTGAGATCTCGAGGCTTAAACACTGCGGGGAACTAATGATGAAGGGCATACGCTTCGCTAAAGGCAGCCCTTATGAAAAGGTGTGCCGCGATGTTCGAGCACACCACCCAATCCCCCACACCCATTCTATTTCCGTAAAGACCTCTGGAACTTCCGACGCTCGCTGACACTTTCAACTTTGACTTTTTTACCGATTGCCTGTTGAAGTTTCTTTGCCAACTTCTTAATCGTCGGCCGGATTGCCTTGAG